TGATGCGCGGCGCTTCGACGCACTTGCCGTACTTGAGTGCGCCGTTGCGCGAGTCCGTGTTGACGCCCGAATCGCTCAGATTGAGTCCGCGAGAGCCAGTTTCCTCTCCCGCATCGGCAATCTCCGACTCCTTGCCATTCACATCTGCTCCGATTCGACCCGGAACATTTGCGTAGGGACCATATGACGGTGCTTCGCCATAGAGCCCCGTGGCGGTCTTTTCGTCCACCTTCGACATTAGAGAGTCCTTCCGCCGGAGGGGATGCGCTTCATGCGGGCCGCATCGATCACGACCGCCGTGAAGTAGGCTTTGACGCCCACGCTGCCCTTCTGGTTGATCGGGTCGAGATGGCCGGCCTGCCCAGGCTGCTTGACGTACACCTTGGCGCGGGCCGATTCGAGATCGACCATGCCAAAGGCCCCGGGCGCGATGACCAGGGTTTCGAAGCCGCTGGCCCCGGCGCTGATCTTGAACAACGATGCAGTCGGCGGGAGCAGTTGCTTCGCTTCGCTGGACTCGACGACCCGGACACCGTACAGCGTGCCGATCTCGCCGTGGTAGATGCGGTTGGTGCCGCGATCCGTGTTCTGGTTGATGTTCGACCACCCCTGACTGCCGGTGGTATCGTTGCGAAGATCGAACCCGACACGCGGATGGACGATTGCGGCATAGAACCCGTCTGGCCACGCCCTGGCATTGCCCTGACGCAGAGCCGCAGCCGACCGCAAGAGGTCAACCGCGTCGATGGTCGAGGCCGTGCCGAGCAGTGAGGACGAGGCGGTGGCGGTGTTCTTGGCCGGGAGAATCGTGCCGGTCGCGCTGACTGTCAGCCGGCAATGCCGCTCGATTGCAAGCGCCATGCCCTTCGACAGTTCAAATACTGCCGACTTCACGGTATCGTCCGGCACCGTCATCACGACGAAATCGTTGATGCCGATGGCCGAACCGAACCCGGCGACGGTCCCGCTGACCGCAGACGCCGACAGGGCGCTAAGACCGATGGCCACGCCTTCCGTGAATGCGAACGGAACGACGTGGCCGGAGCCGGCACCCGCCTTGAAATACTTCTTGAAGTGGATGATCTTGCCGCGTCCACGCGGGAGCGACCGCTTCTCGGCAAGCTGGTACAGGTACAGGTTGGGATACAGGTTGTCCAGCAGTTGCTTGTCGTAGAACTCCGGCATAGCCCCTGCCGTGGCAAACTGTGTAGTTAGTGTCTGCGTCACGGATGATTACCTATTAGCGTCGTCGCTGCAAGGCGTTGATTTCAATCAGCAGGCGTTCGGCGGTCTTGTTGGCGTTGTAACTGTCGAATTCGACGCCAGCATCGCCGGGCCGCTTCCTGAGTGCATCCTTATACTCGGCAATCTTCTTGGCGAGTGCGGAGTCAACACCGGTGGCAGCCTGAGTTTCCTGCACGCTGCCACGCGACGAGGGTTCAATGAATGTGGTTGCGGTGAGATGCTTTTGCCGTGCGAGTTCCAGCATATCAACACCCCTTGGCTTGATGGGTGCGTCCGCAGCCGGTTTGGAGGCGGCTCGGAGCGGCTGCACCAGATCACGCATCGCGCTGATTTGCGATGTGCGGTCAAGTGCGGCAAGCCAGCCGTGCCGCTCGATAAGGTCCGCCTCCTCATTGCTGGTGAGGTCGTAATTACGCAACTGCTTGGCCGCCTCGATGATCTGATTGTCGCGGGCGCTCAATTGGCTTCCGAAGGCGGCCGCCATGCTTTGCAATAGCGAGGCGGTCTGTCCGGCGGTCAATGGCGCGTCGGGATCAACCCCACCGAGTATGCGGGGGTCGTAGCCGGCAGGCTGGTATGATGCCACATTGGGCGGCGCATAGGCCGTTCCGGTTGCGGATGATTCCAGACGAGCCAGACGTTCGGCAGTACGTTTGCGTTCCTCACCCAACTTGTTCTCGCGTTCGCCATACTTGCGCTTCCAATCATCGGCTTCTGCCCGGCGAGACTCCAATTCCGCCTGCAACTGGGCGAGGCGGTCAGCGGGAGATTCGGGCTGCTGCGTGGCTGGTTCGGTCGTGGCAGTTCGCGCTGCCGGCTGCTCGGGACTGCCGGCTTCTCTGGCCCAGTCCGCGTCACGACGGGCATTGTCCATGAGTTCAGGGTCCAACTGTGGATCGATTCGGTCCTCAATGTGCCGTGAGATGAGGCCAACGTCGGCCCGCCCCATCCCGAGGTCATCGGCGCTCTTGATTCCCATTTCCGCCAGTTTTTCCTCGACCTTCATGTCAACGTCAACGTCAAACCCGAAGTTCTGCACGCGGGGGTCAACTTTGCTTTCAGGCATGGCTAGTTCCTCTCTGCGCTGTCATGCGCTTCGATAATCGTGTCACCCCATCGGACGCGGTGCTGCTCGACGGCATTGACCGCCTGCTTCCCCTGTTCGATATCGGTGTATGGCATGGCGAGCAGGCGTCTGATCATGGCAACGCTTGCTCGGCTCAACGACTGCGCTTCGGGCGGTGTCGTTGGGTCCAGCAATGTTTCCATTTCGGCTTTCTCGGTGTTCGCAAGCATCCGGCTCATCCTCGACCAGTAGGGGTGATCGACAAAGTTGTGCGCCAGCGCGGCAATATCGAGTACGTCGCCGGTGTCAAGCCGCTTCTCCACGGAGTTACCCGCCGCTGAATCCAGAAGGAAGCGCAAGACCGCTTCCCGCGCCGCCTCCTGAGCCGCCACCAGATTGAGATTCCGCGCCATTGCCATTGCCGCCACCTCCCGCAGCAGAGAACATCGCCGCCTGAGCCTGAGCAGCCATGAACATCGCGGCTTCTTCTTCGGTCCTGACATACCGCCTCCCGTCCTTCTGCATGAATGTTTCCGCGTAGTCCCGCAGCAATTCCGGTATCTTCCAGAATGGCATGAATGGCGGGGCGGCAGCGGCCTGGAGCATCTGCGCCATCGCCTGCTGCCGTGCGGCCGTGTCGAACTCGTAGATGTCGGCGTCGATATTGATGTCGATGCCGTCCTGAATCATGCTGATGTCAACCGGCACCTGATAGTCCGTGCCGACGATGCGAATGAGCTGGTCAGGCGGCATGTGGCGCTGGTAGAGCGCGAACATCCGCGACAGCAGCGGCTTCTTGAATGCCATGTTCTGCCACATGGTCGAGAGGCGAAAGCGTTCGTTGCCGAGTTGCACGCGGCCGGAGAATGAGGTGGCGGTTTCCCGGTCGGGCGCTTCGGCCCCCTGTTGTGCGGCGGTCGCGCCGGTAGTCCGCTGAATCTGGTCCAGTTTCACCGCACTTTCCTGATAGGCCTGCGGGAGGATTGGCTTGCGGTCGAGCACGCGGAAGGCGGTCTGCACGTCGGCCGCCGTATCGACAAACACCACCCCGCCGGGCTGGAACAACAGCGAGTTGGAGGTGACCGCATTCCGGTTGGCGATATATTGCTGCCAGATGCCCAGCACCACTTCATCCATGCGGAAATTCTCGATGCGATTCAGTTGCTCGTTGAGTGGGCCGGCATAGCGGAGTTCACTGTCGCCATACACGAACCCGGGGATCGGAATGCTCTGCACCCCGAAGATTTCCGGCTTCATGTCGGGGGTCGGGTTCACGCCGTCGCGGATGATGGTCTGGTCGTTGGCGATGACCGTGCGCCGCCAATAGGCCCCGTCCTCCGGGGTGTAGGGGACGCGGCCGCTGCACGCCAGCAGAACAACCTTGGTGCCATCGTATGATTCGTCGCGGGAGGAGTGGCTGAACCCCTCGATGCTGGAGATTTCCTCCTCGCCGCGTTGTGACGCACCGCCAGAATACGCGCTATTGCGATTCATGGGGTCGGTGGGCTGCTGCGTTATGGTCCCGGCGATTGAATCCAGGTTGCGATAGATGCCGAGCCGCTCGTTGAGATGTTCGAGTTTCTCCAGCGTGGTTTCAATCTCCTCGATGAACCACTCGTCATTGCCGGTTGGGTCGGCCCACACGCGGAAATTGCTCACGAAATCCAGCTTGGGGTCGTTGTAGGATACGAATGGCATGAGTTGGCTGGACATGCCGATGATGTCGCCGGTATAGGGGTCTTGCAGCGGCACTTCCACCGGCCGTTCGTTAATCTCCCGCTCCCACCGGAGTTTGAACCATGCGTGCCCCATGATCCTGCCGTACTTGTGGCCCATGTAGGCCGCCTTGAACAGGTCCATGCGCTTGGTGCCACCAAGCAGGAGCGACTTGACGAGTCGTTCATAGTCGGCGCATGGCAGGCCGGGATGGCCCGGCAGCGTCATGTGCGGACAGGTCACATCGAACCATTCCGGCTTGCTGAACATGCCGAGCAGGGTGCGCGGCAGCAGCGTCTCGATGCTGTTGAACATCTCCGGGATGAAGGTGTTGGAGCGCCACCAGTCGGCGGGGTCGCTCATCTCGTTGACATAGGCGCGGTACATCTTCCAGTTCTTCACCCATTGCTGCTCGTAGGGGTCGCGCATCTG